CCGCAGTGATAAAGGCCTAGTTAATCTGTAAACAAAGTAGACGTCTCTAAGATCAAATACTTACAGAGTTGTAAACAATGTACACAAGGCGGTTGACAGAGTTATTATAGAAGTGAGAAGCTCACCTAGCCCTCACTGACCCTTAAACATAAATGGAACTTTGTGTCAGAGAAAACCGTTCAGTGAGGGCGCTTCATAAAGAGGAATCATGAGCACATCAGACAAGACAATCTCAGCGCGGGTGAGCTCCCCTGAGCTCGCTCGACTAGACAAGATCGCTCATCGGCTTGGGTGGTCACGCTCGCAGCTGCTCAGAGAGATCATCTTCAGATTCGTTTCATCACATACACCCTCAACGGCTCAGAAAGAGTTAACCAACCATGATTAACAAAGTGACCCTCATCGGCAACGTCGGACAAGATGCCGAGTTGCGCACTACTCAGAGCGGTCAACCGTTCACCTATTTCCGTTTAGCCACACACGAGAACTATCAGGACTCAAGAGGACAGTGGCAGAAGTCCACCGAGTGGCACACCATTAAGGTATGGGACAAGTCATCCAATCGCGCCGCCTCTACCATCCGTAAAGGGGCCAAGATCTACATCGAAGGCCAGCTCAAGAGCTTCAAGGGGAAGGATGATAAAACACTTTGGGAAGTACGCTGCACAACTTGGCGCTTGCTCGATAAAGAGCCTGATCACTCCACCGGTCAAAAGCCTGACCCTTTTCTACCACCTGAGCCACTCTCTCAGAGTCACAACCCACCATCATGGGGTGATGGATTCACCCGCCGATAAACACCCAACGAGTATTAATGCGCTCTTATCAGAGAGAAAGTGAAGTTATGGACAAGAGTTCATTTGAAAGTGATTACTACGTTTATCAACTGTCTTCAGAAGACTTAGGTGTTTATTATATCGGCTCGCATTATTGCACCGGTCGCTCTTACTCATGCACTGATAAGACCTGCAACTATAAAGGCTCATCTCAAGAGGTGCGCAAGCTTAAAGAGCAACATCCTGAGTTCATTTGGAAGATGGAGATCTTAGCTTTTGCAGATTCTAGGCAAGAGCTTGCAGACTTAGAGACTCAGATGCTTGAGTGGTACATAGGTGACCCTCACTGCTTAAATAAGATTGTTGCTTCTCCTAGTCGAGCGCCAGTGCATACAGACCTCGGCCTAGAAGCAATAAGAAATTCAGCGCGTGCCACTCATATCAAGATGAGAGATTCTAGTGGTAAGTGTGTAAGAGTTCTAAGAGATGAGCTTTTTGATAAGCTTAGATTAGGCTATAGGATTAAGGGGCCAATCGTTTGGATGAAGAATAATGAGTTAGAGCTTTATGGACAGTTCTCTTCAAAAACTGTTGGGCAAGTAGCGCATTATTTAGAGCGTCATCGTTGGGAATATGGATATGATCGCAGTTTTACTCTTATCGGCGCCAAAACGTTACTGCGTTCACTAAACGTCGAGATAAAAAAACACGTTGTAGTTACCTATGAAATAAAGGAGCTACAACAGGAAAAGTCTCAGCCTCTTGTGCTGCAGATATATTAACAAAAGGATGAAACATGACTGTTTTAGAAGCATTAGGCTTTTATAATCAAACACTAAGCCTTGAAGACAACATTAAGGTAATACGTTCTTTAGACTCCATTCAGCGCCAAGCCTTGATGCTTAGCTTGATTAATGATCTGAGAGAAGAGATTGAAGACTGTTTTAGAGATGATGAAATCACACAAGCTTTCTTAGCTTTCAAGTCAACTCAGACTCTTGAGGAGTTGATGGAAGCTGCGGTGGAGAGAGCAGTCTTACTAGGCATGATTGAGCTAATAGGCCCGGAGTCATAATGAAACAAAAAGAACCTGATCAACGCGCGCGCGAAGCAGAAACTCACCGAGTTCTCAAAGAGCTTGACCGCCTCTTGGTGATGCGCCTCGAGGAACAGCTTGACCTCAATGATCCTGATGACCTCGATGTGTATAATAAGACCAAAGCTCTACGAGATCACATTAGGGAGACTTTGAAGAATGCCAAAGCAATCAACCAAACGAGAGGTTAAGCGCAAAGAGAAGCGCGAGAAGCTACTTGAAAACCTGAGAACAGGAATGAGCGTTGACGCCGCTTGTACTCAAAGCTCCATCAGTCGCTCAACCTACTATCGATGGATAGAAGAAGATGAAGAGTTCGCTGAAGAGGTTGAGGCTGCCAAGGATTTTAGTGAGGCTGTCTTGCTCGAGTCCATCAGATATCAAGGTGAGGCTAAGCAGGACTGGCGCGCGGCGGCTTGGATACTCGAGCGGCGTTTCCCTGATCGGTGGGGTGCCAAGCGAGAGGTCGACGTCAACGTATCTAACACCACCAACGAGACTGATGACATCATCATCAGCATGATTGAGCAGATCGCCAAGCCTTATGAGGAGGTCACCGATGAAACAACAAACAGCGAAGAAACAGACGACTAGAGTCTACCTCAGGCGCTCGTGGTCGCGTTATGCCTCCCATGAGCGTGAGGACTATCAGATTCACGGATGGCATCGCCTCATCTGCTGTGAAGACTTCAGTGAGCCTCATCAGATCTGCTATCACGACATCTTAGATGTTGAGCGCGGCGCTAAGGTCAGCGTGATCAAAGTCGGATCAGATAAGGTCAGGCTTGAGGAGAGGTGGCTCGTCACCGATGCAGGGCTAAAGCTGGATGATTAGGCTCAACGAGCTCCAGCATGGGATCATCTCTCGGATCGCTCGCAGTGAGAGAATCATAGCGGCGCGGTGTGGGTGGGGATCAGGCAAGACCTCGGCGCTTGTCTTTGCTCTGCTGTTTATCTCTCGGTTTAGACCTGGCACTAGTTCACTACTCGTCACCGACACGAACCCACGCTACAACTCAGTATTGATGCCTGAGATGGAGAAGTGGTTATCCAAACTCGGTTGGACGTATAACCATACTCTGCGACAGTGGTCAGCGCCGAATGGCTCAACCGTGTGGTGTCGTTCGTATTATCGACCTGGCACACGAGACGCCACCCACAACCCGCTCGAGGGGCTCAACATCACCTCGGGTGTCTGCCTCATCGATGAGTGTCAGACGCTCTCAGCAGAGGTGGCTCATAAGGCGATGGGTCGATTGAGAGCGGGGCCGAGCCCCATCATGATCCTTGTGGGTCTGCCGGTGAGCGGCGCTTGGTGGTGCAACCTGGCAGAAGAGGCCGGCTGCCAACCTCTCCTCTATACCTCATATGTGAACTCAGCCAACCTTAGCGCTGAATGGTTCGAGGCCACTAAGCTTCTGCCTCAGGCTGAGCGTGAGGCTATGGTGATGAACAAGCCACGGCCACCCTCAGGGCTCATCTACTCTGAGTTCGATGAGTCGCGCCACGTTATCAGCGGTTGGAAGTATAAGCCCTCGATGAGCGGACGTATCGCCATCGACTGGGGATTCAGAAAACCATCGGTGTTGATTATCGTGCATGACGATGAACTTGGCGCCGATGTGATCTGCGCTGAGATCAACCCTCAAGAGGTGACCACCGCTCAACTAGCCACCCTTATCCTAGCTGTGGCGTGGCCTCGCTCGCTGAGGAGCTCTGCACCGGCTGAGAGGATATGGCTAGATAATGGAGTCGCTGACAAGGCCGGTAGAGCGCGAAATGATCAGACAGGGCGCTCAGCCTTCCGAGCAATGAGAGGTAATCCACCTCATGGGCTTGGTTTACCCTTGCGGTCGAACACCGACCCCATCAGGACAGATGTGCTCAATGGGATTCAGCGATTGAAGCGGGCATTTGCTCGAGGTCAATATCTCATCACTAAAGAGGTGTGGGATAATGGCGAGCGCGCTCTAGGGAACTCAATCAGGAAGGCCATCATGAGCTATGGATGGGACAACAAAGAGCAGCCTAAGAAGGATGGGCGAGAAGATCCACTCGACGCTCTCCGCTATGACTGCATCACTTGGAACTGGTCAGATTCCCTAGTTGATCAGCGCAACTATCAACCACGAGCGACAGCCACCAAAGACCGCCGAGTCAGAGTAGGTGGCGCTAAGACAAGGGGATTCTAATGGGTGATAAGGTCAACCATCCTGATCATTATCAGGCGCAGGGCTATGAGGCTATTGACATCATTGAGGCGTATAAGCTGAACTTCGCTCTAGGTTCAGCGCTGAAGTATATCCTCAGAGCAGGGCGCAAGCCTAACGAGCCAGCCACCGATGATCTTTGTAAGGCTATTTGGTACTTGCAGAGAGAGCTAAAGCGCAGGAACGACAATGAAGATCTATGATGACGGGATAGGTGAGGTGACTTACGTGGCTCACATGGGTCACGACTCAACGCCAGCTCACTCGGCGCGGGTGTCTCTCTATGAAGAGGCGACAAGCTCAAAGTTGCAGATGACCAATAGAGACGCGGTACTCATTAGGTATCTAGCACAACATGGCCACACCTCACCCTTTGAACACTGCTCAGCCACCCTTAAGATCACCTGTCCTCTATTTGTTCGTTCTCAGATCATGAGGCATAGAACCTTCTCTTATAATGAGGTCAGTCGCCGCTATACATCAGAAGACGTTCAGTTTTGGACTCCATCAGCTTTGAGAGCTCAACATCAAAAGCGCTTGCAGTGCTCGACTGATGAGGTGGTTCATGAGTCTGATCACTGGCTGGAATGTTGGGACCAACACCACGAGAACTGCATGACGTTCTACCAGCTTATGCTCGCCTCAGGTGTGGCTCGAGAGCAAGCGCGCGCCATCCTGCCTCAGTCCACATACACTCACTTCTGGATGAGCGGGAACCTAAACAACTGGGCTAAGTTTTTGAGGCAGAGGTTAGATTCAC